ACCACGTCGCCCACAGCGAGACCTTCCTCCTCTAGCCACTGGCTTCCGTAAACGATACGTCCCCAGCGCTTCTCTGGTTCCTTGAGGGTGATGATTTCTATGAAGCTCTTCTCTTTATCAGCATCGATATCAAAGGGCTCTAGGAACACCCAGTCAGCAACAGCTATAAGGCTTCCGTCAGGCTTCTCGATAAGGTATGCCTGGTTGCCCTGACCGCCGAAGGGGTCGTAGTTTACGCGGTATATCTTTTCTTTAGGGTCAACGACTTGGGTGTCGTTGAGTGCAACGTGGTGGTGGTGGAATACGTAGTCTCCTATCTCTAGCTCGGACTTGAACTTGGCTGGAATGCCTACAACCTTAGCCTTCATAGTGCGGTGTTGGAACTCGTTGAACTTAGTGTCGAGGTAAAGCTCTGACTCTCCCACCTTGATGGTGTCATTTACAGCGCTAGGTATGTGCACTAGGATGTGGTACAATGGTATCATATGTTTAATTGAAATAAATAAAAGTTGTAAGTCGGTTACAACTAGAAGTTACAGTCGTACTCTACTATAACTGGCATACCCTCGATAGTCTTCCACAGCATAAGCGTGTCTTCCTTCTTTAGGTATATTAGGTACTTGCGCTCTCCGTGGTAGTGGAGGTGAGAACCGTCGAGAACGATTGAGTCGATCTCTCCGTCCCCCGCCTTCTGGCCTACATAGTAGGCTAAGGCTTTCAGTGGGTCGGTTCCCGCAATGATTTTTCTGATGAGTTCCATTTCATTTTAATTTAGTTCAAATTTAGCCAATAATCTATATTGGTTGTATCGTCGGCTTCGTCGTCCTCGCTGTAGGCTCCCATAAGGTATGTTACCAAGGAAATCATCTCCTCCTTGGTGTCTACGTTGATGTTAGACACAGACTCTACAACGCTGTTTCCGTCTATCTGGTCTACCACAAGCCCTGCTGATGCAATCATCATAAACTCATCGATAAGGCCAAGATCCTCGGCCTTGTTCAATATGTCATCGAAGCTGTTCTTTGCAAACATAAACAGCTCAATCCTAGCTGCAGCCTTATCCATTAAAGCTTGCGGAAGTGAAGGATAGAGTATTGGCTTAGAGTTGCCGTACCAGCAGTTTCCGTTGCGGTGACAGATATAATATCTCCAGCGTTTAGGTTAGCGAAGGTGGACTGGGTGACAAAGTGGTCGCCAGAAGCCTTAAATTCCGTCTCTGAAGAGTTGACCATAACTCCGTTTACCATAAAGTCAAACTGGACAGAGGTAGACGTTGCTGCGGTAACAACTGGAGCGCAGAGCGTAATCTGGTAGATTCCACCATCCTGAAGGAACGTGACTGAGTCGTTTGTTCCCCCGTATACGGTGGTGATGTCGTAGTATGCGCCGCCGTCTCCAACTTTATTAGACTCTGTCGCAAGGCTTCCTATGGGCTGAAACTCTAGGTATGCTGGAGCTCCTGTAAGCGTAAGCGTCGCTGCCGTGCGAGCAACAAGTTCTGGGGCTGACTGATATCCTCCGGGGTTTATCAGAGACTTAAGGTTTGAGTAGTCTATCCTCCTCCAAGAGTTGGTAGATACGTCATAAATCAAAAACCTGTCTCCGTTGGCGATGGCACCAATGTCAGATATAGACGACGGATTGTCAAGGCGTACCGTTGAGCTGGTGATGGCAAGAGGTAGGGTCGCCGTTGTAACGGCGCCTCCTGAAAAGGCGGCAGCGTTAAGGGTTCGCTTTACGACTTGGTTGGATGCGTTAAGCAGAAGCGCTGATGTCTCGGTAGACCCAGTAGCTGGAACCGTTGGGAACTCCAAGATTCCGTTGACGCCTACTTTGGTGGTAGCAACCTGAAGTGCTGTTGCCACTCCGTCTCCTGACTCTACGTTCTTAAGGGTGGTGGTAGCGGTGTTCGTCGCCAGCTTTAGCAGCGAAGCAAATGCGTTCTTTACCTTTTGTCCACTAAGTGTTGCCATATTTCGTACTTTTGCTACAAAGATACAATTTACTTCATTGGCTAAAAAGTTCAAGAAAAAAGAAGACCTAAAGTTTAGGGACTTCGCATACCGTGATGAACGCGGTCCTACCCTATACAAATTTGTCTGGCACGCCAACAAGTTTATGAAGCAGGAGTATAAGCTCCTGCCAATACAGGTAGACTTCCTTCTCTTCGCCTACGACCTAGAGTTTTTCACCATCGAGTGGATGGGACAACAGCTGTCGAAGTCCTACAACCAGACCAAGGACTGGTTAACTGTTAGGATGAAGAAGCGGGAATTGCTGTTCGACTACTTCTCGATGGAGGATATCGACATACACAAGGACACCTCTATGTGGTTTCGTGATGAAAACAGGTGGAACTACCGAAAAAGATACTCACTAACTCAGCAGGGGCGTATGATTGTGGAAAGGTGGAGGGATATAGCCTCTGGAAAGGAGACTGTGGAGCTTCAGTACGACAAAAAAACCGTAAACAAGACCATCCCCAACAGGGCAGAGGGTATTCCTACAGTTCTTTTGGGCAGAAAGCTAAAAGGACACGAGGATACTCCCCTTGGCAAGAAGATTATCGCTCAGGCTAAGATTGATGGGCGGAGTATAGCCGGAATTTTGCCTCCTTCGAAGCACCTTCGTGAGGGGTAAACTTACCGTCCTTGTCAGCCATCACATAGTAACGACCTTTCTCCATCATCCAGTGGTGGCCCGCTGGTGCTGGAACCATTACGTGGCTGTCTTTTTTCTTGGCCTTCATTAGAGTTTTGCTTTTTTCTGTGCTTTCTTGCTCATCTCCATAACTGGAACTGGAGTTCCTACTGGGTATGGCTTTCCTGCTATCGCTGCAGTGATTGACTTCATACCAGTCTTTACGTCGATAGCCCTACGCAGAGGAACAGCTGCCTCATTCATAGGTCCGTAGCATTTAGCAAGAACGATTCCTGTCTCTGTGGTATCGAAAACCTCACAGGGCATACAGAACATATTGCTCTCGCTTGTTACCGCGTAGTCTGTGTTAACGATAAACGAGCGGTTCTTTGGGTGCATCATCTCCCAATCCTGTGTTTTAGGATTGTACTGAGGAATAAAGCTAGATGTGTCAAAGTACCAGTACAGAGACCATACTGACTTACCATCCCATACCGTGCTTCCGTCGTTGTTTGGGTACTGAAAGTTTCTATCGGTACTGAATTCAGAACCCCAGCTAAAACTATAGCCTTCCATAGCTAGGTTAGAGACTGAAGGTCCGTCTAGAACTGGGCAGATAGAACATCCCTCTTCAAATACCTTTCCTTGGACTACGATTTGCCTTCCCGTTAGCTCAGCACCCGATGCTCCACAGAAGGCATATAGGCCTTCGTGGATCTTAAGGGCCTTAGCGTCTTTTGATTCTTCAGTTGCGCAGCTTAGTAGTGCTGAAGCAGCAAGCAGTGATAATAATGTATTTTTCATATTGTGGGTTGTTTACTTTTTAGATCTGTTCTTTACTGCTGATATAAACCTACGCTCAGTATGGTCGTAGTCTAGGCCATCTCCGTTTCCGTACTTGCCGGCTTGTCGATTCTTTCTGTTGAGCTCAGCCCGGTACTTCTTACGCTCGTCGGTGGAGTGATACTCTGTATCGTACTCCTTCTTCTTTTGGTAAGCCTTGGGGTTGCTGTCGTAGTACTTTTTAGTTTTCACTTCTCTAGCTCAAAAATCAGGTCGTCGCTTCTTAATTTGTTTTCTCGGAAGTCAAAGGTCCGATATTTTTCGTAACCAAATTTCTTTGCGTGAGACGCTAGTTCCTCAAACCACTCTACGCTCTGGAGGTCTTCGATGATAAGCTTGCCTCCCTTTTTAACCTTTGGCATCCACAGCTCGATGGCTATCTTCATACTCTCTATGCTATGGGGTCCGTCGTCAATGATGTAGTCATAGCTGTTGTCTTTGTGGGTGTCTACAACAGCCTTGTCGTACCCATCACCAATGATGATCTCAATCCTTGGGAACTCACGACCAAGTGATGCTTCTTTATAGTTGTTTAAACACGAATCCATTACATCTATGCCAACAATCTTGGCATTCGTAAACCATTCGTGCCAGAGTATCAGGCTTCCTCCGTTCTGTACACCAATCTCAAGTACTGACGTAACCCTGTCTGGGTTAGCAAACTCTTCAGTGTAGTATGCCTCTAGGTAGTCGTGGAACGAACCTTTATCCGTAGTAGGCCATCCGTTGGAGTCTACACAGTATTCGCTGTAGATATCAATTAGGTTCATAAGCAATTTTGCTTACAATATCTAGTCTTCGTCCTCTTCGTAGAAGCAGGCCTTGAACTTGTAGTGAGTAGGAGTCTTGCCTGAGGCTTTGACAGCAGCTTCAAGCTGCTTCATACCAGAGGCCATATCCATTGACTTGATTTCAATCTCCTCACTAGACTCCTCACTCATCTTACCACCGTAGTTGTATTTCTTAGCTTTCATAACTGTTTACTTTTTCTTTAGCATCTTAAAGTCAATGGCGGAAATCTTTCCGTCCTTGTTCTTGTCAATCTTTACTTGGCCTCCCATAAGGTACTTCTTCATCTTGCCGCCCATACCGTATTCCATCTTACCGCCGCCCATCATCTTCTTTGCGGGGGCTGACTCTTTGGCCTTTATTACGCGGTTCTCTACGCGAGCTGCTTTTCCTAGAAGTCGGTCAGCCTTACGCTCCCTACCCTCGTCTACTGCTTTGTTGCCACGAGCTACAAGGTTGGCTTCGCGATTCTCAAGTCTTTTGACTTTGTCTTCTACCTTTCCGCCTTTAGCGTATGTCATATCCACCTTGCCGCCACCAGTATACTTTTTCATATCCTCACGAATCTTGTCCATCTGAACTTTTACGCCAGAGGCGGTAGTGGGCTCACCCTTCTTGGTCCAGTAGTCGTACTCCTTCTGGAGTTTATTAATCTTCTCGGCCATCATACCGCGTCGAGCCTCTTCCTTGTTAAACTTAGGAATAGAACCGAACAGCTTTCTAGCAAGCTCTTGCTTCTTATCGTCCGCAGTCATCTTACCGCCGTTCTGGTAAACAGTCATCTTTGCTTTCATAGATACAAAGATATTATTTAAACGGCTTGTATTTTGTCTTGCCAGCAGCATCTCTATAGGCTACAAGTATCTGTTTCCTGTTGGCTCCCTTGCGGTAACCCACGTGAACCCAGTCAGGGTTCTTAGTTGTCCCGAACTCAAATATGCATTGATCGAATTCAAGGTTGTTTACGATGAAGTTAAACACATCCATATTGGTTACCCCATTGCCGTGACCATCTTGGTCAAGGTCAAGAGCACGTCCTAGGTTGTGGTCAGAGGTAGAGCTGCCACCAATAGCCTTATTCAAGGCAGCAGAGCGGTACCCACTAGAAATATAGATAGGAACACCAAAGTGCTCACGTACCTTATCAAAGACTTCGGTACAGATTGTCTTAAGGTTCTCTAGATGCTCTGGGGTGGGCTCGTTACTGATACCCTTTCTTTTAGCAGTATCACTCTTGGTGACCTCAGCTAACGATACGTAGTTACTTAGTTTCATAAGAAAACTTGTTTTGCGGTGTTAATCATAGGGCAAAGATAGCCACAATAAAAAAGGGCCCGAAGGCCCTAATCGCAGAATCTGTCGTCACAACACAATCCACTATGCAAATTTAGGGTTTTGCATCCTAAGCAAAAAATTAGCTGGCAACATAACCCACCTCTTGTATATCGATAAATTCTTACTCTTCCTGATAGAGTCAGTAGTTCTAAGCTTTACGTGCTTGTCGTAACCCTTACTCCTTCCATTTCTGTTTACCCATTTAAGAAATGTTGATTTACTTACACCAACAGCTAAAGAAGCTGAAATTGCAGATAGGTAAATTAGTTTTGTCTCAATGTCAACATATATGTATGACAATCCTCCGTTACCACCACCAGAGATGTTGTAACAGTTCTCTATCCTATAAGCCGATATCCATAGGTTCTCAAGATCATTTAGCTGTTGCATTGTTTCTGCCCAGCATATCACCTCTGTATGAAAGTTTTCCTTACCGTAGAGCTCAAATGCATCAATAAGGACCTTTCCGGACCCCTTGTATGACTTACTGAACTTAGAAGACCTATGTTGTCCTATGTATATCCAGTTGTTTAACTTGTTGGTTGTCTTGTAGATGTATCCTATCATAGCGTTGTTTGTGTTGTGACAAGACAAATATACGTAATATTTTGTGGTTTGGAAAATATTCCGTACCTTCGCATAGCCTAAGGTTCTATAGCTCTATAGTAAAGCGATCTAAAAGACAATCGCTTTAGCTAACAATAGATAGGGGGCGTCGCCTAAGCAGAGCCCCCACGTTCATCAGTACCTAAAATGCTCAGGCACCTAGAATAAGCGACAACTATGGTCTGTTCGTTCTAGCCCATTATAGCTGTTGTTTACTCAGTTTACTTGTTATTTTTAAGCTACTAGTAGGAGGTATACGGGTCCTTAGGGACCCTCCACCTCCCAGACCCACAATCATTGAACAGCTATTAAGACTTCTATCGTCAATGTTTAAGTTTACCCCTCTAGCTTCTTTTTCAACCTAAGGGTTGAAGTCAGAAGCATCTGAGAGTGAGAAATAAATATCCAGGGGATAATATACATATATA